CCGCCGCATTCCTCGGCGGCTCGCTCATGCCCTGGCAACGCCAGGTCGCCGACGTGGCTTTGGAACTCGATCCAGACACGCCGGGGGCCTGGAGGTATCCCGTCGTCGTTGTCACGGTCCCAAGGCAGGCCGGTAAAAGTTTCCTCCTGCGCGCCGTCATGGTTGATCGAATGATGGCTTATAACCGGCACGAAATCCTCATGACGGCGCAGACCGGCAAAGACGCTCGCAAACGGTGGAAACAGATCAACACCGCGCTCAACGCAGAAAAAAAGCCCGGCTATTTCCGGGTGTACGCATCCCAGGGATCAGAGCGCACCGAGTACTTGAAGCGCGGTAGTTTCATCAGCCCGTTCGCGCCAACACCGAAGTCAATTCACGGCGATTCGCTCCACCTCGTGACCGTGGACGAGGCGTGGGCTTTCGACGCCGAAGCAGGCCTTGCCCTGGAGACAGCGATCAACCCTACCCAGCTCACTATCAAGGACTCGCAGCTTTGGATCGTCTCCACGAAGGGGACGGATAAATCGGCGTATCTCAATGAGCTGATCCGCCAAGGCAGGAAGTCAGTAGAAGACCCGCATAGCCGGATGTGTTTCTTCGAGTGGTCAGCGGATGAAGAAGCCGCCGAGCGTGACCCGTACAGCGACGAAACTCTGTCCTTCCACCCGGCGCTCGGTCATACGCAGACGGCCGACAAGATCAGGGCGCTGCGCTCTGACAACCTGGCCTCGTGGCGTCGCTCGATCCTGAACCTGGAGACCGCCGCCGAAGAAACCGCCGTGGACATCCACCTGTTTAGCTCGCTCCTGGACCTGGACCTGACCGCCCCCGCTCCCTCGCGTGTTTGCCTGGCCGTCGATCTCGCCGCCGACCGATCCGGCGCGTCCATCGCCGCCGCCTGGATCGACGACGACGGCGACCCCTGCCTAGCGACCGTGATGTCCGGCCCCGGCATCGACTGGGTACGCCCCGCGCTCCACGGCCTCCAGGCCGCTGGCTATGCGTGGATAGGCTGCGACCCGGCCGGTCCCACGCGCACGCTCGCCGCCGATCTCGAAGCCGAGGGGACACCGATCACCACCCTGGCCACCCGCGAATACGCCTCGGCCTGCCAACTGTTCCTAGATCGAGTGAACGCGAAGCGCCTCACGCACGACGGCAACCAAGAACTCATCAAAGCCACCGGGGCCGTTGTCCTACGACAGCTATCCGGCGTGACCGCCTTCGACGTAGCCAAATCGCCGCGCCCCATCGACGCCCTACGCGCCGGGGCCGTCGCCGTATGGGCAGCGTGCCAACCCAGGCCCGGCATCCAAATCTACTGACCATCCAGGGAGCCACATCATGCGAATTCACGTTGACGCCTCGGCTTGCACCTACCTGCCCATGTGTGAATGCGGATGGAGGGGCCTCCCCGCCGCCTCGCATGAGCGCGCCCTGACCCAGGTCTCCGAGCACGAGCGCTACGCTCACCCAGGCGACCGTCACGCACGCCGCGCCCTCAGCGCGTACCGCTGGCGACACGTATAAGCCGGGATGCGAATCGGGTACCCCGCATACTCACAGCCATGGCCTCCCTCGCATCCCTGTTCGGCTTCCACCGAGCCGAGACCGGAACACCGATCCCAGCGGGCATCACGCCGCCCGCACGGGAAACGGCGCTCATCACCGAGCGCGGCGCGCTCGCCCTTGACTCGGTCTATCGCGCCGTGAGTGTCCTCCAGGCCGCTGGCAAGCAAATCTCGCTCGACGCATGGCGCGACGGCTCACAGCTCGACGGCCGCGACCTGCCCACCGTCGTCGCGACGCCCGGCCCCGATCTGACCCCTACCGCGCTCATTGCCGAGACAATCGCGAGCCTCGCCCTGCGAGGAAACGCCTACTGGCTCATTGGACGCACCGGCGACGGCCGCGCAAACTCCCTGCGCGTCCTGGACCCTACCCAGTGCCTTCCCGTCCTGGACAACAACACGGGCGAACGCACCGTGCAATGGCGCGCGCGCACATGGAAACCCGATCAGATCCGCCACCTACGCCTGACCTACATCCCCGGCGAAGCCGCTGGCCTCGGCCCCATCCAGGCGTGCGCGCGCTCCCTCCAGGGGGCGACAGAAATGGCATCCTACGCCGCGAACTGGACCAACAGCGGCGGCGTGCCCACCGGCGTCCTATCGACGGAACAGCCGATCACCGCCGCCCAAGCCGCCGACGCTAAGCGCGCCTGGAATGAATCCAACTCCCAGCGCGGCGGCGTCGCCGTCATCGGCGCGGGCTTGAAGTACTCGCCCCTCCACCTCACCCCGTCGGAGATTCAGTTCCTGGAGTCCCGCGCCTTCGACGTCCTCGCCGTAGGACGCATGTTCGGAATACCCGCGCACATGCTCCTCGCAGCCGTGAACGGATCGAGTCTGACCTACCAGAACATCAACGACGCCGCAACCGACTTCATACGGTGGACCCTTATGGCCTACCTGCGAGAGATCGAAGACGCCTTGACCGCAATCGTCCCGCGCGGCACCACTGTTCGCTTCAATCTCGACGCGATCCTGCGCGCGACACCAGCCGCAAGGATGGCCACCCACAAGACCGCTATCGACGCTGGCATTTACACCCCCGATTACGCGCGCCGCATCGAAGGGATCACCGACGCCGCCGCAACCGCAAAGGACACACACTCTCATGACTGACCTCCAGACCCGCCGCTTCACTATCCGCGCCGCCGTCGACGCCGAGCCGCGTACCGTGCGCGGCCTGGCCGTGCCCTACGGCGTCGAAATTGAGCTTGCCACCGGCTACTTCGAGACAATCGCGCCCGGCGCTCTCGCCGACCGAGCCGACGACGCGACCAGCCTCAAACTCGTGTGGCGACATGACGAACCTATCGGCCTGATTACTTCGGCGACCGAGACCGCCGAAGGTATCGAGATCGAAGCCCGGTTCTCGGATACACAGACCGCCCGCGACGCCTACCAGCTTGTCAAGGACGGCGTGATTGACCGACTCTCCATCGGCTTTGTCCCGCTGACCTTCGAACGAACCGAGGATGAGGCCGGCACGCACACCACGATTACCAGCCTGGACCTCCGAGAGGTCAGCTTGGTTCCCTTCCCTGCCTACGACGGCGCGCACGTAACCGAAGTACGCGAACAACCCACCCCCACCGAAAGGACAACCCCCATGACCGACGCACCCGCCTACGCGCTCGCCTCCGACCTTGACGACCTGCGCGCCGACATCACCGCCATGGAACAGCGCGCGACCCTCGCCGCCGCCGAGCGCGGCACCACGCCCGCCGCCGACACTCGCACCCCCGGCGAAGCCCTTAAGGCACTCATCAACGACGAGGCATACCGCGCCGAAATCGCAGCAATCCAGACCCGCGCCTTCAACGGCACCCCCTCCAGCGGAGACGCGACCATGGTCGTCCCCGAGTGGATCAAGGACCTGACGCGCATCGTCGACAAGCCCAACGTCCTGGCCAACCTGTTCTCGCGCGGCCCTCTCCCCGCCGATGGTATGGAACTCGACTTTACCGAGCTCGCGACCAACACCCTGACCGTGACCGAGCAGACCGCCGAAGGTGCTGATCTCCAGATGGGTAAGATCACCACCAAGAAGCGCAGCGCGCCGATCAAGACCTTCGGCGGCTACACCGAGCTGACCCGCCAGGCGATTGAGCGTACCCGGATCAACCTCCTGGACACCTCCCTTCGTGGTATGGCTATCGCCGCTGGCCAGGCCTCGGCCTCCTACTTCGCAGGCCAGTTCGCCAACGCTGTCAAGGCGCAGGACGCCGCCAAGCTCGCCGTCTCCAAGGCCGCTACCTCCCTCACCTGGTCTGACATCTCCGGCCTGTTTATCGACGCCGCCGCGAAGTTCGCCGACCAGGCCCTGACCCTGGACGGCCTCGTTGTCGATCTCGCGACCTTCAAGGCGCTTTCCGGCCTGACCGGCACGGACGGACGCCCGCTCATGCGCGCCACCGAGAACCCCACCAACACCATTGGCACCACGAACGCCAAGGCCCTGACCGGCGTCATTCTCGATGTGCCCGTGACCTGCAACCTGCGCGCGACGCCTGGCCAGCTCGGTACGGGCATCGTGGGCGCGTTCTACAACGCCGAGGCGATCCGCACCTACGAGACGCCGATTGTCCAGCTCCAGGATGAGAACATCGTCAATCTCTCCAAGCAGTTCTCCGTCTACCGGTACGGTGCCGTGGCAACCGAAATTCCGACCGGCCTTGTGCCCTTGAAGATCGGAGCCTGACCGTGGGAGCCGACCTGACCGCCCGCATTGCCGCCTACGTAGGGGACGTGCCAAACGACACGTTCCTGAAAGAGTGTGCCGACCAGGCAGCGACGCTCATCCGCGATCAGGTCGGCTCCGCGATCGTGCCCGCCGAAATCCTGGAGCGCGCCACGATTGAAGTCGCCGCCGAACTCTATCACCGTCGCAGCGCCCCCAACGGGATCAAGAACTTCGCCGACGGTTTCGACGGCACGGCGGCGATCCGCGTCGCCCGTGACGCCATGGTCGCCGCGCGACCCCTCCTGGCCCCCTATCTACCCCTCGCGATCTCATGACCAACAACAGTGGACCTATCGCCGCCGCCCGCGCCGACCTCGCCGACGTCCTGACCCGAATCACCTCCATCCCCGTCCTAACGTCGATCCCCGAACGCCTCGCCCCGCCGTGCGTCGTCGTCACCGAAGGCACGCCCCTGGTCGACGTCGACGAAACAGCGCACGGATCCGTCACGGTACGGCTCTCGATCACGGTAGCGGTCGCACCGACCACCAACGCCCTGGCCGTCGCCCGCCTGGACTCAGCCGTTGACTCAATCGTCGTCGGAATGGTCCGAGAAGGCATGTTCGCCGCCGTGGACGCCTACCAGACGATCAAGGGCGCAGATGGGCAAGCCTACCTCGCCGCCCCCATCACAACCGCAATCACCTACACCATCGAAAAGGACTCCTGACCATGACCGTCACCCGCAACGCCCGCATCCTCGGTAACAAGCTCGGTTTCTCCATCGGCGGGAAGGACTACTGGAGCGACATCTCCAGCTACGAACTCGCCCCCGAAACCTCTGACAAGGACGTCGTCACCTTCGCAGACGCCCTATCCGGCGCGTCCTCGGCCTGGAAGCTCAAGGGCAAGGCCATTGTCTCATTCGACGCCGGTTCTTTCTGGGACATGCTCTGGCAGCAGGCAGGACGAACCGTTGACGTTCTCGTTGCTCCCTTCGGCAACAAGACCGCGACCGCGAAGCAGCCGCACTTCAAGATCAAGGCGAAGATCGGCGTCAAGCCGTCCATTTCCTCCGAGGCTGGCGACGAAAAGGGCAGCACGTTCGACTTCGAGTGGCAGTGCGAGGGCGAACCCGAGAAGCTCACCGCCACGTCGACGCTCGGCGCGGGCAACATGGAAGACAACTAACCGCCATGACCGGCATTCGTGACGGCCGCGTCCATCTGGACGGCGGTAGCGTCGAAATCGCAGGGATTAAAGCGCTCCTGCGCGACGCCGAAGCGGTAGGCGTGGCCGTCACGGACCTGAAAGACCTCACATACCGGCTCGCAACGCCTATCGCCGCGCTCGCCCGTACCCTCGCCCCACATGAGACCGGACGCCTCGCAGCCGGGATCAAGCCCAGCCGATCCAAGCGGAAAGTCATGGTGAGAGTCGGCTCCAAGTCACGCCTCCCATACGCGGGCGTTCGCCACTGGGGAGCCGACTCACGCAGCGGCCCACGCTGGCTCTCACAAGCCGAAGAAG